CTATTTGGTCGGCGTAACCTTGTCGCCGCGGCGGTTGCGCACGTAGTGCTCGGTCATAGTGACTGTGGTGTGTCCGAGCTGTTGTTGCGCTTGGCGGATGTCCGTCGAGTCGGTCTTGTCGGTGCCCGCCTTGGCGCGCAGATCACGGAACTGGAACTCACCGGCCGGTATGCCGGCGTCGTCGCGAGCGGTGTTGAACCGATCGCGCAGCATCCATTCCGATAGCGGCCTTCCCTGGTCGCTTACGATCAGCCGCGTGCTGTGCACCTTGTAACCAGTCTTGCGTGTCGCGATACGGGCAAGCAACGCCGCCAGATCGCCCACGATCTCGATGCGCCGCTTGGCCTTTGTCTTGCCCTGCTTGACGTGCAGAAAGCCCTCACGGACGTCTCGCTGATCCATGGTCCGCGTGTCTGCCACGCGCTGGCCGGTCAGGTAGGCCAAGTCCATGGCGTCGCGCAGCGCCTGGTCGCCAAGGTTATAGACGGCGTTGAACACGTCGTCCTCGATGTAGACGTCGCGGCCGGTCTCTTTGAAGCCCCGGATGCCGGCGCAAGGGTTGGACATATCCGTGTAGCCTTCCTCGCGCGCCCAATTCCACAGGTGAGAGAGCAGAGCCTTATCACGGTTGGCGCGCACCTGAGCCTTGGTGCCACGCCAGCGAAGGAACTTCTTCACCTGGTTTGGCGTGATTGAATCGAGCGGGCACGGTGGTTCATTGAAGAACGCAAGCAGCTGCCGCATGCTTTTATGGTTGTCGCGCTGCGTGCCGGGCGCCTTGGTCGGCACGACGGCGCCAAGGTATCGGTCTGACACGTACTTGAACGTGATGACCTCTTGCGGCTTCTCCGCGCCGTCGCGCTCGATCTCGGCCCAGCGCCTGATAGCGAGGCCGTAGTCAGTGCCGAGCGCTTCCTCTTTGCGCGGGCTGCCGCCGTGGTCGTAGAAGTAGTACGTGGTGTCGCCGCGCTTGCGCAGGCGCAGGCGCGGGATGGCATTCGGATTTGATGCTCGGCGACCCATGTCATGCCGCCTTGCTTGACTGCCAAGCGGTCTTAGGCTTGGCCTTCTCTGGCGCACCCTCAACCGCCGCGCGCGTCACCACGGGCCAGCCGTGGCCGTCGACGTAGTGGCGGATGCCGTTCTGCCTGAGAAACGAGAGTTGCCGGGCGCGTGTGTGCGCCCGGGTCAGCTCGGTGATTTCTGTACGTGAAAGACACAGGTTCGTCATGGCGTTACCATCAGGCCATTCATCAGGGTGGGGAGATCAGGCATGGGTAAGGTTATCTCTGGCACGTATCCGACGACCGCTGGCCGCTTCAATTGGATTGCCACCTTTAACCATGTTGAAGGTGAGCGGTATACAGTCGGTCGTATTCGGGTCACCAGCGAACGCGGCGGAGACGCATTTGTCCTCCGCGATGAAGAGTTCGTGGCGCATGAGGAAAATTCGGAAGACATCGCAAAGCTGACTGTCTGCTCGGCAATCGATACTCAAATCGTTGGGCTGAGCTGACATCACGCCTTCGTCTTGTCGTGGGTGGATAGGGCTACGCGCAGCTGGTTGATGACTTCAGCGCGGATGTCGCTCTTGTGGTCGGTGTCACCGTGTACTGCGAAGCAACCGTAAGGGCCGAAAACACAAAGCGCGTGCTTGCCATTTGCGGTACGCACTTCAATGCTCCAGCCCCCAGGAAGAACCTGCTCTTTCACCTCGCCCGCCTTGGCGTTGCTGCGGTTATATAGGCTGAGCGGATAGCATGGCTTTCGTCCACGCGTCGGTGAATGCGTGAAGATCGGCAAGCGATTGGAACTTCGAAACGTGCTCATACTTGCCGTCTGGTCCGCATGACTCCGACGTATGGAAACCCTTTGACGCTGACCTATATAGATCAATCATCAATTGATCAGTGACGGCAGTCCGTTCTTGCGCCACAAGAAAGGCGCGATATTGATTCATCGTTACGCCTTGGCAACCGCAATCCTGTCCGTTGCAGCACATCAACTCATCGCCGTCATCAGGCACAGCAACCGGCTCGCCAAGCGCCTGGGCGAATGACTTTGCAGCCTCTTCCACTATGCGAAGGATCAGCGGAGATTCGACATGCGCGAACTCATCTCGCGTAGAAATATCCGCCGCGATACCGATCACCTCATCCGTCACTACGATCTTCATTCACTTTCTCCGATGGCTAGGTGGTGGGGTGGGTTAGCCTTCAAACTCGGGCAGCGCATCAAGCTCCTGCTGAGTCATCTTAGGAAAGGTGATCGTCACCGTTTCGCCTTCTTCGATGCTTTCGGCATCCGGTACGATGTTGTCGATCAAGGTGTGCAATTCGGCAAAATCCCCGACGATATACACACCGTTCGCCTCAATCTTTACGCACTGAATCAGTTCCACACATCCTCCTAGAACTCGGGTTAGGGTTGGGGCTTGTGATTCACTGAAGCCATGCGTTTCGCTCGGCAAAGAATCGCAGTGTCTCGAATCGTGCATTCGATAGCGCCATACCTGATAGCATCGGAGCGCTTCGACATGCAAATGTCGTAATGCTCGTTGGGACGTCCGGGGTACTGAATCCATTTGCGTTGCACGCCTATCTTGTCAGCCATGTCGTCTAGTTCTTCGCGCGTATCGGCTGTCATGTGGCACATAACCATTCCACGATACGGTGCTTTCATGTCGTCAACGTAGATGGCCACAGGATCACTCCTTCGCTAGGGCGGCTTGAATGGCGGCGCGCATCTCATCGACTAGCGTGGCGAACTTGGCCTGCGTCTCGTCGGCCCTCTTGTTTTGCGACCACGAGTCGCTGTCTGCCTGTTGCCAGTAGGTTTGGTCGAGTTGCCATGCACGACGAAGCGCCTTTGACACCATGTCCTCTACGTCGCCGGCATCATCCACACGCATCGCGTATTGGGCGGCTAGGTGTGCGTCGATGGAGTCGGCCGAGGATTTAAATTTATCTCGATAGCGTGGATTAACCATATCCTGTGAGGCGCAGCGCAGCATGTGCGAAACCTGCTCTAGCGTCATCACATCACCCTTCGTCTCGTCGGTCATGTCAGTCATCCACCATGGTCGTATCCATCTCGTTTTCTAGGACGCGATAGGTCACAGTTAGCGGGGCAAGTTCCTCGCCACGCTTTAGGCGCATCTCTGCAATCACTTCGTCAACCATGCGAACAACGCCATCGTTGTTGTATTCCGCGCTCCCATCGGCAACGAGCCGTGCTGCGTAAGCGGCCATGCCCTCGACGCCGTTATCAAGCTGCCAAAGGCCACACTCCCAACCCGCAAGCATCTCTTCGGAACCGTATTCGTCGGGCAGGTTGACGCGAATCTTCCGCGTGATGACCACTTCAAACGTTCGTGTAATTGTCATGTCAGTCTCCCTGAGTGGCGTGGCGGGTGGCGGTAGCTTCATCGAAGGCTAGTAACCACGTTTCAAAGCGGCCACCTTCGCGAAGTTCGGCCCATGGCGCATCGTCGCCATTGAGGTGAAGACCGCTTACTCCGTGGCTGTTGTCGATCAGGCAGCTAACTGCCTCGACTCCCTTGCGCAGAATCTCCGCATCCCTAGCGATAGCCTCGTAGGCGTCGAGTAGGGCGAGGATGGTTTGGGGGTTGAAGGTGGCGATGAATTCGGCATCTTGATCCTTCAAAAGGTTGTCTTCAGGCTCCATGATCGAAGGACCATATGTATATGCTGTCCCTTCTTCCGGAAGACTGTGAAAACTTGCCGACTTTCCGCGATACAGCCACGGCCCGGGCGTCGCCTTCTCCGCCACCTCCCGCAGCTTCTTCAGGTCAATGGTCATTTGCTTATCCATTGCAGCGCTCCTTAAAACGGAATGATTTCCGACCACTCAGCGCAGCCATTACGCTGCGCGTCGGCCGGTACGTGAGCCATCCAGCGCGCGCACCAGCCATCCCGGAACACCTCGCACTCCAGGCACGGTGTCAGCTCCGGCAGCGCTTCCAGTGCCGCTAATGCTCGCTTCGTCCCCGCGATCAGCACGCGCTTCTGGTTTATGTTCGGGTGCTGCAAGCTCATTGAACGTGTGCTCCAAAATGTCCGGGTACTTGTCGGTCTCATCGACCAGGATCGAAACGGGCGTCGGCAGCTTCCATGCGAGTGGCAACGCCTCTTCAACCGTGCGCGGGCACTTGTCTTGTGTGCGTGCCTGCCACCAGCGCAGCGCCTTCGCGCGCGGCATGCCGTCGTGCTCGATGCAGATCCACTCGCTGAACCGACGCAGGCCGCACTGGTAGGTCACCTTCAGGCTGACTGTCTTGCCGGGCTTGTCGTGGCGGGCGTAGCTGATCGACTGCACGGCGTGAACGGTGCGGACGCGCTCGCGGTCCGTGCTCAGAACGGGGGCGTTTACCGGCCTATCAGAATGCGCCGGATCGCCGCTCGTAAACTCGAACTTGCAGACGTCGCACTTGCGCATGCCGTAAGGCAGAAGCGACTGGCACTTCGGGCATTCCTTCATGCGGCCTTTTTCGACTTGGGCTTTCTGTCCTGCTTTGCGCGGACGGCTCACGCGGATCTGATCGACCGGGCCGTGTTCCAGCAGGTTCCCGGCGAAGTCCAAGACCAGGCAGTCGGTCTTGCCCGGCGCGATGCGGAAGCCGCGACCAATTTGCTGATACATCAAGCCAGGGCTCTTAGTCGGGCGAAGCATGGCCACGCAGTCGATGTGCGGCGCGTCGAAGCCTTCCGATAGCACGTTCACGTTGACCATGCAGCGGATGCGTCCTTCCTTGTACGCATCGATGAGCGTCTTTCGCTCGCCCTTCGGCGTCTTGCTGCTCACCACGCCGACAGTGATACCGCGTGCCTTGAGCACGTCACGCACTGCCTCAGCGTGCTTGATATTCACGCAGAACACGATCCAGGCGCGGCGGTCATCGGCGCGCGTGCACAGCTCCGTGCAGGTACGTCCCACCAGGCCGTTCGCCATCATGGCGTCAGCGAGCTCTCCCTCGTCGTACTCGCCGCCCTTGGTGTGCACTTGCGACAGGTCGGCCAGCTCCAAGCCGCCCGGCGTGACGAGCCGCGATAGATAGCCGTCGCTGATCAGGTCAGGGATACGCGCCTCGTAGGCGATCTCGTTGAGCACGTACTCGGGGCCACAGATGGGAACAGCTCGCCCCTTGAGGCGATACGGCGTGGCGGTCAGGCCGATGACGCGCAGGTTTGGATTGAACTTGCGGCAATCGCTGATGAACTTCAGGTAGCTGCCGTCGCCGTCTAACGGGATGCGCTGGGCTTCGTCGATGATCAGGATGTCGAAGCGGCCGAGCTGATGGGCGATCTTCGCCACGCTCTGGATCTGCATGTACAGCACCGCGTCGAAGCGGTCACGGCGGCGCAGGCCAGCGGCATATATGCCCATGGGAGCGTTCGGCCACAGGGCGCGCAGCTTGCCGGCGTTCTGGCTTACCAGCTCCTGGACGTGCGCAAGAATGCCCACGCGGCCACCCCACTGCTTGACAGCTTCCATGGCAATGGCGGCCATCAGCGGGGACTTGCCGGCGCCGGTGGGAAGCACGAGGGCGGGGTTGCCTTCGCGGTGGCGGAGGAAGTCCCAGCACGTGTCTAGGGCGGTTTGCTGGTAGGTGCGAAGCTGCATCACGCCGCCCTCTTAGCCGGCGGCATCTGTGCGTTCTTCGCATTCGTCCTGCGAGCATTCGAGCATGCGACACACGCTGACGAGTTGACGTAACGCACAACGCCACCGCATTTGTTGCATTCCCTGCCGTCATACCGACTAGCCGGATCGTTCTTGCTTTCGACACGGTGCATCTGGTTCCTACCGCCCGTCACCTTCCGCTCGCGAGCCGATGCCAGAAGGTCATCCGACAGCTGACGCCACAAGCCGAAGAGGCTGTCGCCTGCCGTGTACACGCCGACCAGTTCTTCATCGATCACATGTGCCGGGTTCTCGACCGTCACGAAGCCATCCGGCGATAGGCACACGGCGCGCGGGATCTTGTACTCGCTGATGATGCGGGCCGCTTTGTCGGCACACTGGCTGATCGTGTGTATGCCGATACGGCCGCAGGGGCGCTCGTTCATGGGGAGACGCGCTCAAAATAGGCTTCCTCGCCGTAATAGCCGTTTGATTCGCCATACCAGCGGATCACCACAAAGCCCCTTGCAGTCGCCAAGCGATAGAACGTCCACGTAAAGCTATCCTGATATTCAGGCGTTACGCCTTCCGGGTTCTCGCCGCTTGTCGATTCCTCGGCAAGCGTTACGGGCAGTCCGATCATGTCAGCCACATCGCCGTTAACGTCATCGACGCTCACCGATTCGCAACAATCCTGGCTGTGATACATGCGATATTTCACGCCGTCGGCCATTGTGAAGGTCACGCTTTCGCTGCCGACTTCCAGGCCGTCAATTGCCGCGATGGTCTTGCCTGTCAACTCGCTAAATTCTGTGCTCATGCCGCCTTCTCCAATTCAACGTGTTCAACCAACCGCCCCGCAAACGCATCGCGCAGCTCGCTGGTCTGCGCATCGCGAATCTGTGCCGGCGTGCTCGCCGCCAATTCACTCGACTCAAACGACCCCGGCCCGCGCGCCCCATTGCGAAACACAAACCCATCAGCGGCCTTGTATTCAACCCAGCCTTCCTCGGCCGATGCGTCCAATACCTCGCCCCAGCGCTTCAGCAGCGCGGGCACGTACAGATGGCTCGCGCACGCGGTGCGCTGCGCATCGAGCGGGATGTCCGCGCCCCACTTGGCGCACGACCAGCGGCCGTCGCCGTCTTTCTCGGGCGTGGCGTGCAGGCAGGTGCGGCAGGAGACGGCAGGCAATTGCGCGGTGTGGCAAACCTTCGCCTGTGAACACATTTTGCATTTGTAAAATGCGGCGTCGGTCGAAATGCCAGCGGGCGGATCTTGCGCGAAGATGATCCGCGCCGCCTTCGCTTCGAGTCGCTCGCCTTCCGCTGCATCGGCGTTGATGCGCTCAACGTGCAGGCTGTCGTCGTCCTTGCAGACTGACATGTACAGCGTGCGGGTCAGCGAGGCGAGGTGCATCTCAAGCTGATTCTGCGCGACATGTTCCGGGTGAGCGACGGCTACGCCATCACCAGGATACGGATTGTTGGCCGGGTCGTTCTCGTGCTTTTTGCGATCTTCGGGCTTACCGCCGAGCTTGGTGAACGACTTCTCGCCGGACGTCTTGAACGACAAGTTGTGCCACGTCTTAGGCGCTTCAGGAATGCCAAGCGCCACGCCGTCGATCTTGGCGACAAGGTGACCGCCGCAGCCAGTGAACACGAACTGCTCGCCCGTGGCAGGATCGATGTCGCGAACGTCGCAACCGATGCCGCGCAGCTCATCCACGAAGAGCGGCTCTTCACGGTGGCCGCGATTGAACAGGCGCAGCTTGCGGCCATTGAAGCTTTCGCGCTCGCACCACCTGAAGGAGAACCATAGGCTGCGCTCACACTCGCGTCCGATGATGGATGCACCGAGGCGACGCGACAGGCGCTGAGGCTTGTTCTCCCACCACGCAAGGATGGCCTTTCGAGTCTGGGATTCAGGTTTTTCGGGTAGCAGGGCCATGTTGGGTTCCTGGTTCGAAGAGGGGCTGTCTCTCCAGCTGTCGCACCACTCGGTATGCCCACAACAGGCCCGGCAGGTGTCGCGTCGTGTTCGAATTAGTGCCGGTGCTTGGTCTAGACCGCCGGCTCGGCCAAGGAGTCGCGCTTCCATGCGCTAGTGCCAAGCTCACAAGGGATTGCTTAGGCGGCCTTCTTCCACGGCGGCGTGTTGTCAGCGGCTGCGGGTGCCGTGGTGTTCGCCTGCGTGTTGAGAGCCGGCGCCTGGTAGCCTTCGAGCTTCTTCCAGGCTTTGATTTCGTTGCCGTCTCGGTTGGTGGTGTAGCCGTTCTTCTGCGTCGTGCCAGCCGGGATGAACTCGACGCGGATCAGGTGCGGCTTGTAATGCAACTCCTGCGAGTCGCGCGGGTTAGTGACGCCGGTAGCCTGGCGGATGCTTGCGAACTGGCGGTTCGCAATCTCCTGTGCCTGTACGTTCGGGCTGTTGAGGTTCAGGCGAGCCCAAAGCTTGCGGCCCTTGTATTCGCCATCCATGACGACGTATTCGAGTTCCAGGAATTCGCCATCACCCTTCTTGGTCGGGAGCATGTCGCTCTCGACGATCTGCGCCGGATACTCGCCGGCGGGAATGGCGGCGAAGTCCGCCTGAGCTTCAGCGTTCGGGTCGTAGGAGCCGTTGAGATTTGCCATGTTCGTGTCCTTGGTTCGGGTTGGGTTGCTTGGTTTAAGCCGCCTGCGCCATCGCAGCCGGCGCCATGGCCTGCATCAGCGCAGACCAGGAAAGGTCGATCGTGTCGGGCATGCCGTAGCGGTTGCCGGCGATGTAGCTGGGCTTCGCGGTGACATGCAGAACGCGGCGGCCCGTGCTGACACCGCGAGCACGCGTGCCGCTGAAGCCGTCCTTCTCTTTCTTGATGGAGATTTCTTCCTGCGCGAAGCCGATCACGTCCGCCCACTCGACAGCCAGGCCGAGCGCTCCCTTTTGCAGCTTCAACTCGTATCGGTCGAAGGCTTCCGTGTCGGGCGCCTCGAAGCGCTTCACGAGGCTGTGGCCGATCAGGCCAATGGCCTTGCTGTAGTTAAGGCGAAGGTCATTCAGCGCAGCAAAGAAGGTGCGCCAAGTGTCATTGGCGGCGATGTAGCCCTTGCCGTAGCCGGGTGCTTCGATGTTGGCCCAGCCGTTGACCTTGCAGGCGTGCGCCCACACCAGCGGCTCCAGCCAGTCGAGCGAATCGATCACGACCGTGCCAAAGTCGTTCGGCGCGGTGAGGCTGTCGATGGCTTCCATCACCTGCTCGAACGAAGTAAGCAGCGGGAACGAGTTGGTCTCGATGCCCTGCAATCCGTCTTCGAGCGGCAGGAAAATAGGGTTGTAGGCGCCGGCAAAAAACGTTGACTTACCGATCTTCTGCGCGCCGTGAACGATGACGCGCGGCGGCAGGCTGTTGCGGGTGGTCTTGCTGATACTGGAAAGTGAGATGGCCATGGTTTAGGGCTCCGGGTTAATCGATAAGAAGGCGAATGCCGGTGGCGAGGACTGCGCAAATAACGATGGACGTCAGCCACGTGAGCACAGCTACGGCGAGGCCATGTTGATAGGCAGTCGCTGAGAACAGGACGACGAACACGCCAAGCACGATGAGCAATCCGAACGTCTTGCGCATCACGCCGCCTCCCGCATCTCTTCCGCCACGCGCTCGATCTTCACGCTCGGCTTAGCAGGTTTCGACGTGATGACCTGGGCGATCAGCGCGTACGATTCCGGCTCGTTGTTCTGCCAGTGGCGCAGCTCCTTCGTGTCGAGACCATGCTTGATGGGGAACACGCGGCGCATGCCTTCGGACAGGTCCGACCAGATGGCCGCCAACGCAGGCGCATCCACCGTGCGATTCATCGCGTAGGTGATCGACACCTTGTAGTCGGCGCCCTTCATGCTGACCGAGCCTTCGGTCTTGGCGGGGATCAGTTCCACGAGCTGGTTCTCGGCGCGGATACGCTCGGCGGTCGCCTTGGCTTCCGCGAACTTCGCAATCTCAAGATTGCGCGCGGCTTCGTCGATGGGGTTCATGCGGCCTCCAACAGGAGGTTGTTGTTTGCCGCGTGTTCGATCACGTTCGTAGTCAGCGTGGTCGCCAGTTCGCGGGTCGTCGCGACCATGCTCTCAGCCACGATGGCGAGAATGCGGTCGATGTGTTCCGGCGACAGCTGCAGGCGGACCTCGTGCTTGTTGGCGTCAGAGAAGGCGATACGGCCTCCGATGCCGCCTGCGCGGACGCCCTGATGTTCGAAGGTGTACGTGTTGCGCTGGATTATCAGTTCATTGAGCTGCATGTCTTTTGCTCCAGGTGTGTTTAGCGCGCCAACCACAACAAGGCGGCGCATGTGAATTCGATTGCGATAGGGGTGATAAGCGCTCGCAGCAACTTCACGCGGCACCCTTCGGTTCGACGGTGCGCACGCTGCGCAGGTAGCGCGTCGCCTTGCTGAGTGCGTTGGCCACACTGTGGCCTTCGCTGGCAGTGCGCAGCGCCATGCGTTCGGCCTGCTTGGTCGTTTCAGGGCCTGCCTGCGAACTCATGCGGATCGAGCGGCGAAGGGCGAACAAGCGCGGGTCGTACACCTGAGCGGTCACGCCGCCCACCGCCAGTCACTCTGCGAAAACGAGTGCATCGACATCAGCTCGATGGCGTCGGCAATGCGTGCCTTCGCCTTGCGATCCGTGATGCGACGGTTGACCGCCATGCGGCGCCAGAACCAACCCTCAAGCATCACCTCGTTGGTCGCGCGGCCCATGCCGCCCGGAACCTTCGACACCTCTTCGTGCATCTGGTCGTTGAGGCGGCCGCGCTCGTAGTTCGAGGTGTACGGGTCTTTGATCGATGCCCACCAGGCGCGCTGTGCGCGGCGGGCGGCGTGGCGGAGCTTCTGGTAGGTATGGCGGTTCATGCGCGAGCCTGCTTGGCGGCTTCGCGCAGAGCGTCAGAGATGCGGTCGGCGTTCTCTGCATCCATGGCGAGGTCGGTGGCCAGTTCGCCGCTACCAATAAAAAGGCCGAGCACCACAACACCAGGGCTCGCCTTGGCGTCCACACACACCGCGTCGGTGATGCGAATCGCGTCCGATGACCAGGTTGGATTGTTCATGGTCGTTCTCCACCGCCGGTTATCGGCGTGATGTGGAGATTAGCCACCAGCTAAACATCTGTCAATAGCTATCAGCTAAATATTTTCCAGACACAAAAAAGCCCGCTGTGCGGGCTGTACCTCATCTCTTATCCGGCCTTCATGCCTGACAGATGTCTGCGCCTTTCCAGTGGTCGCAGTCGCGCAACTTCTTGACGGCTAGGCGTCAGGTTCTTGTCAGTCGCCAAGTTCTTGTCGCCCACCAGGGTGAGCTTAGCCTTTGTGCCGTACTCGTCTGGCCACGTTTGCCGTGCGAGTGCCATTAGCCGGCACACCATCGTCTCGTCCATCTTTCTCCGCCCCTCGTGCCGTCATGATCGATGCGATCTTGCGTCCATGCTGGATCAACTCTTCGGTCGAAGGCTGGGCCGGCAACGCTGCTCGCAACTGGTACAACTGCACAAAGCGTGCCGCGTCCTCGGGATCTTCCAGGGACACAGGTAGCCCCAGTTCCTGCTTGAGTTTGCGCAAACTCTTGTGCGTCTCAGAGATCATGAGCGGGTCGAGTATCACGGGCTGCGAATCCTTATTTGATCCGGTTGCCGGATCATCCCATTGCGGGCGATCCATCCATCCGTGGGCGTTCCTGGTGGCTGATTCAATCTTGCGCGCCACGTCATCGCCCATCTTCTTGCCGCCGACGAGCTGGCTTAGGAAGGAGGGCGCCATGTTCAGAGAGAGCGCTTGATCCTTCTGCAGGTTGATGCCACGCGCTTTCATGGCGTCAACCAGGGCAAGGATGTTGCGGTGTCTGATTTCGGAGATGTCCATGGGCAAATTGTAGCCAGCGGCTAATTCAGACTGTTTAGCTGGGGGCTTTACAACAGCATTTAGCGCGTGGCTAAATGTAGACATGCCCATCGAATCATTAGACAAAGCCATCGCCGTCCTTGGCAGCCAGGATGCCCTGGCCGACGCGCTCTTCATCAAGTCGCCGTCCATCAGTGGCTGGCGTGATCGTCAGCGCGTGCCCGCTGAGCGCTGCATCGCCATCGAGCTCGCCACAGGCGGCGTCGTTACTCGCTACCAGCTGCGCCCCGATGTGTTCGGCGCGGATCCGGTCAATCACTCGGCCAGCCAGCGCCAGAGCGCGGCGCGGAAGAGGGCGGCCTAAGTGCTCAGTCATATCAACGTCCTTGTCCGTGGTGTCCATGCCGACACCGTAGTGACGCAGCGCAACACCTTCCACGTTCGGAGCTACCAACCGTGAACGTCATCGACGCAGCGCACCGCACCATCCACGACTACCCCGGCGGCTCCGAGTCGCTTGGCCCGCGCATCGGCATGTCTGCCGCTGTGCTTCGCTCGAAGGTCAACCCGAACACCGCGACGCACCACCTCACGCTTGGCGAGGCGGACCGCATCATGGGTGTGACCGGCGACCATCAAATCCTGCACGCGCTTGCCGCCAACCATGGCTTTGCACTGACCAGCCTGGAAGGCGAGTGCGAGGACGTCTCGATCCTGACGAGCATCCTGCGCGTGACCAGCGCCGAGGGTGAGCTGGCGCGCGTGATCGACGCGGCACTCAAAGATGGCCGCATCAGCGCCAACGAAAAGGCCGACATCGAGGAAAGCGCGCTGCATGTCCAGCAGACGCTGGTCGCGATGGTTCATCGCATCGTGGGCAAGGACAGCGCGAAGCTTAAGGCGGTGGCGTGAACATCTCCGACCACGGCCAGGACGACGCGTTGGAATTCAATCCCGATCCCGACACCGTCGAAACCATCCGCACCCATCTGTGGCTGCAGCGCAATGCGCGTGAGCTGGCCGAGCCCGAAGGAGTGGAAGAATGAACGCAGTGATGAAAGAAGCGCCGCGCTCGGCGCAACTCAGCTACAACTTGATCGACTACAAGCTCACGCATCGACACAAGTCAATTCTGAAGCGCTTCGATGACCTGTGCCGCTACATGCGACTGGCGAACAAGATGCCGCCATGCATGCGCTTGTCGCGCGCGGACTATGCGGACATCAATGCCGCAGTGGTCAAGCAGAGCGACAACCAGCGCTCACTCGGCACGGTGCGCTACGGCACGTTTGCCATTCTATCGGCGGGGGAATAGCCATGGATGATCTCGACCGAGCCGCCGAACTCGAACAGGCCGAGCGCGACTCAGCGCTGCGCTTGCATGCCTTGCGCCCTCGCGTGGTGCCGATGTGTGAAAGCTGCGAGGAAACGCCCGTCGTCGTCTCTAAGGGCGTCGCGTGGCGCTTCTGTGCCGAGTGCGCAGAGGATCATTTGCGTAGGAATCAGGCGGCGTGATCAAAGCCATCGAAACCAGATACAAGGGCTACAACTTCCGCAGCCGTCTCGAGGCTCGCTGGGCTGTGTTCTTTGATGCGCTCGGCATCGAATGGGAGTACGAGCCGGAAGGGTTCGAACTGCCCGATGGAACGCGTTATTTGCCGGATTTTTGGCTGAAGCGCGAGTGCGTATGGGTCGAGATCAAGGGACAAGCGCCAACCCATACCGAGAAGAACGCATGTTTTCTTCTCGCACAAGAAAGTCGTCCCGTCCTGTTGTTGTCGGGTGCGCTTGAGATCGATGACTATGTGAATTGCAAAGGTATTCTTTTCACCGGATGGCGTACGGCGCACCTCGAATCGTTGTCCTCCCTCGCCAGCTACGTGCTCGATCAAAAATTCGACGAAGAGAACGGATTGCCATGCCTTCTCCGTGAGAACGGCTATTGGCCAAAGCTAGATGAAGGCGATAAATTCTTTGAGCACGAATGGGAGCGGAATAAAGCGCTGTGCTTGGCGGATGTCCAATACTTTGAAGGTAAGTACGGTAGAAAAGATTATCGCTATGAATACGGGCTAACTGTTGACATCGGCGCATTGTCCATGGTTTGTGGACGGCTTCATTTGGATGCCTATGATGTTTCCCGCAATGTAACGCACGCCATCACGGCCGCCCGCTCCGCGCGCTTCGAGCACGGCCAATCCGGTGCAAGTGCATGACACTGTCGACGACATATGAGCACGGCTCCTATTACGTCGACCTTGGTTGGGGCCTGTGCTCCATCCCACGTGGCACCAAGGGGCCGACCGATAACGGCTGGAACAACCCGGCCAATATCATCACGTCGCTCGAGCAGGTGGCGACCATCACGTCTGCCCGGCCGGACAATGGTCTTGGCCTGGTCCACAACGTCAGCGGCACATGCGCGATCGACGTGGATCACCTCGAGTTCTTCCGCACCTGCCTAGAAGAGCTCGGCACGTCGCCTGAAGTACTGTTCGCCGGAGCCCCGCGCATCGTTGGAAACACTGGCCGTGACAAGGCGATCTTTCGTCTGCCAGCCGGCGAATTCAAAACGCACAAGCTGGTGTGGCCGCCACGGGCGCCAGGCGAGAAGCCGACGACCATCTTTGAGCTCCGCACCGGTGCCGTGCAGGACGTTCTGCCGCCCACGATCCATCCCAATACCCATCAGCCATACCGTTGGCGCGATGGCTGCGCTCCCTGGGATCTTGGCGGCGTTCCCGAGCTTCCGGCCGAGCTCATTGCCATGTGGCGAGATTGGGACCGCTTCAAGGTCCAACTCATGGCTGTGTGCCCCTGGGCGCCGAAGCCAGAGGCGCCGAAGCCTCGAGCTCGTTCCATAGGGCCTAACGGCAGTGTGATTGGCCAGTTCAACCAGGCGCATGACGTGGCCGCGATCCTTGGCGCCCATGGCTATGAGCCTAAGGGGCGCCGATGGCTTTCCCCCACCTCGAGCAGCAAGCTAGCCGGCGTTGTCATCTTCGAAGACGGCACGCATTGCTTCAGTCATCACGCCAGCGACCCGCTCAACGATGGTCACGCGCACGACGCGTTCTCTGTGTTCTGCCAGCTCGTGCACGGCGGCGATATGACGGCGGCTGTAGCTGCCGCGGCTGACATTCTTGGCCTCAATACACGCACGCCTGACCCCGTGCCCATGGATAACGTGCGCCAATTCATGGCGAACAGCTCCAAGGCCAATCGCAAGCCGCAAGGTCTTGACCTCGCTGTTCTCGAGAAGATGCCCCCATCTGATCTCCTGACCGTGCCTGGTGTGCTTGGCCAGATAGTTGAATACGCCAACCGGACAGCTCCCAAGCCGCAGCCGCAGTTCGCCGTCCAGGCAGCACTGGCGCTTGGCTCTGTAGTGCTCGGCCGTCGGTGGATGACGACTCAGGACAATTGCTCGTCCCTGTACTTCGTCAACATCGGCATGTCCGCCAGCGGCAAGGAGCACCCGCGGACGGTCATCGATCGCGTTCTGACGGCCGCCGGCATGGACTGGCTGCTAGGCCCGGGAGGATACACAAGCGACGGCGCCGTGTTCTCGCACCTGCACGCGAAGCCATGCCACCTTTCGATCATCGACGAGCTTGGCGAGCTCCTGGGCAACGCCAAGGCGCAAGGCAACTTCAACAAGCGACAGGCCATCACCGTGCTCGTGCAGGCCTGGGGCATGCCTCACGGTACGTTGCGCCCCAACGGCTACAGCACCATGAGCCTGACAGCAAAGCAGCGGTCGGAGATGGAAAGCAAGATCATCCATAGGCCGGCGCTGTCGCTCATGGCCATGACGACGCCGGACATGTTCTACAGCGCCCTGGACGAGCAGAGCATCCGCGGCGGCTTCCTCAATCGTCTCCTGATCGCTGAATCGGATCTGCCGCCCCGAGTGCGTGGCAAGACGGAGCGCATGCCGGTTCCGCAGGCAGTCATCGACTGGTGCAAGTCCGTGCGCCAGGTGGGGGAGGGCAACCTTTCGGGCATGGAGCTCGGCGCCGACGTGGTGCCTGAGTTCGGCATGGTCGACTTCACTGATGAAGCCGATGCCATGCGCGAGCAGTACGAGGCCGAATGCATCGAGGAAATCAAGGCACTGCGCCATGAAGGCCTTGGCGAGATGCAGGGCCGATCGAACGAGAAGGCGCAGCGATTGGCATTGATCGTCGCGCTATCGGTCAATCCCGATCGACCGCTTATAACGGGCGAGATCATGCGTTGGTGCATCCGGTATGTCCGTCATTACACCGAGCAGACGATCGCCTCCATCCGCAAGCACATGCACGGCACGCAGTTCGCTCAGTGGCGCGCGTCGGTCATGGATGCCCTGACCAAGGGTGGCGACCGCGGACGCACCGAGTTCGAGCTCGCACGCTGCAGTCGTGTGTTCGCCGGCCTCGAGCCGCGCGTGCGTCGCTCGGTGCTGGACAGCCTCAAGTCCGACCGCATGGCGGCCTTCGTGGACATGGGGAAGGGCATAGGCGGCCGCGGCAAGTCCAGGCAGGCCTGGGTTGCACTGACGAACGGCCAAGACGAAGAGGTGGAAGATGCTGCGTAAAAAGAAATCAGCGCAACACGTCCGAACGGGTTATAGCCGTTGGGAGAGTAGGTATGAGGGCAAATCCGTTAATCCGAACATGGGGGAGTTCCATCCTATGAGGGAGAGGGGTCTGGGTGGGATTGTTTCTGTATATAAAACCCCCCGTCTCTCTTTATACGGATTATTGTCTAGCCCTTGTGCCACAAGGCTTATAACCCGTATCGAGTGTGTTGCTGTTTTGATGCGGAGTTTGTTTCCCCACCCTGCTGTCAGGGTGCCGGCATGACCCGGGTCGTTTCGGTCGTGCCCGAGGACTTCGAGCAGGAGCTGGTCATGCGCTGGGCCATCGGCCAGACCGAGACCTGGCCCGAGCTGGTCCTCCTGTTCCACATCCCAAATGGCGGCAAGCGCGGCAAGCGCGAGGCCGAGAAGCTCAAGCGCATGGGCGTCAAGGCCGGCGTGCCCGACCTGTGCCTGCCTGTGCCGCGTGGGGGCTTCCACGGCCTCTATGTGGAGATGAAGCGACTGGAGGGCGGCAGGGTGTCGACCGAACAGAAGACGTGGCTTGCAGCGCTGCACGCGGCCGGTCACTGCGTGGCGTTGTGCGAAGGGCACGAGCAAGCGATCGCCGTGCTCCGTGACTACCTGGCAGCCGATGGCTGCGGCGAGATGGAGGAGGCGGCGTGATCAAGCAGAAGAGTGCATCGACGCTTTCCCATAACCAGAAATTGAGGCTTCGGCAGCAGCTTGTGTCTACGGTTGAAGAGTTTGATCGGATCAATCCCGTAGTGAGCGCGCCGAAGCCAGACAAAATTAATCGATCATCGACTACCGAAGCAAAGCAGCCCCAAGGAGCCCGCATGCGTAAGTTGACCTTGTACCGCGACGACTCCACGACGCAGGTCGTGTACGAGAACGTAAAGCACTACTTCTGGCTGGCTGGGAACACCGTACTTTCAGTAGCCATCGTGAGCAACGTGGATACCGGCGAGCACTATTACGTGCAGTGGCCACGAGAGCGCTTTTGCTGGTTCAAGGATCAGCCGATGGCCGAAAGGTGCAAGGAGGCCGCATGAACAACGTCAAGCAACTAAGGCCGCTCCTCTCGATCCCTCACATGCTGCGGTTCTGGGCGGACATGTTCGATAACGGAGACGAGGAGATGCCAAAGAGCATCTTGCTCGTTTGTGTTCCCACTGATGCGTCCTCGGTGCCAGCGCTATTCGGCGCAGGGCAGGATATGAACAGGTGCGAAGAGATCGGCGCCCTCTTCACCGCCACCCGCATCGCGAGCGAAACGGAGCTATCATGACCACCTTCACCAACGACAAGCCAACCTTCCGAGAGCGCGTCTTCGCCCTGGCCGGACACTCGACCTGGCGCGAGCCCACGGGAGGCGGAACGTCGCACCTGCGCGCCATTCCCGCCGACCACATGATCGCCGCGGCCCTGAGCTTTGGCCGGCGCAACCCGAAGGACGTGGGACCGGACATCGCCATGGACATGGCCACCGGTCTCGCCGGCCATCGCCGCCCGGTCTGTGCGGCGCTTGGCAAGGCCATGGCGGGCGACCGGTCGGTGCTGGTAAGGCGCAACCAGGGGTACATTGCGCACGTCGCCCTAGCGGCTTACTGGCTCGTCATGGGGCAGGGACTGCGCGAGGCGCCTGATGGCATTGCGGACGATGACTGGAAAGACCTTGTCGCGGCAGGGGCGCTGATCCTGGAGACGTTGGCCGAGGATGCGTTAGCACTTGCTGCGCGTAGGAACCGCCGCGCTGCTTGACAAGCGCACGGTAGCCTGCACGAAACTTCCATCATCGAACCACTGCGCCCTGTCATCTGACGGGGCGTTTTCTTTTGGGGCATCGGTGACGCGCAAATAGCGGGCCTGAATGTGCCGCACGCTTAGCCCGATGCAGCCGCGAGGCCAGCCGTAGCGGACGCGCTGCGGAAACTCGCTCCCAACTTCCTGAGCCGGCCTGCGCCCTTGGCGTCAGTAGCCCCGCCTAGCGGGCGCCGGACTTATTGAGGCAACTGCATGCAAGCACATTTCCCGCCGTTCACTCGGACGGATACGGCTGCGCGTGCCGAGCTTGCCGCGCAGATCTCGGACACCGAGTCAAAGCTGCGAACCGCGCTGGCGTACGTCAACCATGCGCGAAGCCTGCTGCGTGAAGCGCTTGGCGACGAGCCATCGACTGACAGCTACCAGCGCGACCGCGACGCGACCGGCGCATGATCTGCCCCAAATGCGGTTCGGAGTCGGCCAAGAAGAACGGCGCAGGACGTGGCACGTGTCCTGATGGCGGCCACACGTTCAAACTGTCGACCGCATCGTTCACCCAGCCCGAGAACCTGCCCGAAGGTGTCAAGCTTCGCGGAACTTCGACGCTGACCGACATGCGCACCGGTGAATCGGTGATGCAGTGGGTCAAGACGAGCGCAGACCAAGAGGCGCAAGCCGCCGCCATCCTCGCCGGCATCAAGGCGATGGCCGAGAAGATCAAGCCTGTGCCAGCGCAGCGCGCGCCAAAGCGCACGGTTGACGATTTGGCGAACCTGTACGTAGTCACCGACTACCACCTTGGCATGCTTAGCTGGCCCGAGGAAACCGGCGACGACTGGAACCTGGACATTGCCGAAAGCATGCTGGTCGATTGGTTCGGCGCTGCAATCGCGCAGGCGCCAGATTCGGAGCTTGGCATCTTCTGCCAGCTCGGCGACTTCCTGCACCAGGACGGCCTGGACGCGGTAACGCCGGCATCAAAGCACCTGCTTGACGCCGATACCCGCTTCCAGAAGATCGTGCGCGTGGCCATTCGCGCCATTCGGCGCGTGATCGGCATGCTGTTGGCCAAGCACCAGCGGGTCATCATTGTGATGGCCGAGGGCAACCATGACACCGCGTCGAGCATCTGGCTCCGCGAGCTATTGGCGGCGCTGTACGCGAACGAGACTCGTGTGAGCGTGGATGTGTCGCCCGATCCGTATTACTGCGTTGAGCACGGTGACACGGCCTTGTTCTTCCATCACGGGCACAAGCACAAGATGGGCGGCATCGACACGGTGTTCGCCGCCAAGTTCCGCGAAGTGTTCGGACGCACAAAGCACGCCTATGCGCACATGGGCCATCTGCACCACGTCGATATCAAGGAAACGAACCTGATGCTCGTGGAGCAGCACCGCACGCTGGCTGCGAAGGATGCCTATGCGTCGCGCGGAGGCTGGATGAGTGACCGAGACGCGCAGGTGATCACGTACAGCAAGGCATGGGGCGAGGTTGGTCGCGTGCGTGTGTCGGCTCGCATGTTGGAGGCGGCATGACCATCGGCTTCGCAGGCGACGGCCCAGCCGAGCCCGAAGACGACACCCGCGAAGCCGAACCGCTCCAGCTCGCCGATGGCGAGTGCCATATCTCAGATGGTCCAGAGCTGTACGAGCTCACCGATTCACTGGCGTCGCAGTTCCGCGATGGCCAGCTCTACGTGCTCAAGCGCGACACCCTGAAGTGGGTGAGTGTCGAGGACATCAACAACAAACCGGCCGGCAAGCTGTCGGCAATCAGGGGCGGCAATGGAACAAAGTGAATTCGCACGCGAGTCTGTGCTCGCGTCGCTACGCGTGGCGCCGCCCGCGTTCGTGTCGGTCGCCACAGTGTTGAAAGCGCTTGACCCTCAGTGGGTAATTGCGATTCCGACCGTGCTGTTCATCACCATGCAGGCGGCCTATCTATTCTGGAAGTGGCGCCGCGAGGCATCGAAGAAGTGAAACCCCGCATCATTGCCGCGCTACTCGCGGCCGTCATCGGCCTAGCTTCGGTATTCATCCCGACATGGGAAGGCAGCCAGCCTGTCGGCTACCGCGACATCGCGGGCATTGCCACGGCCTGCGAGGGCCACACCGGCGCCGACGTGGTCATTGGCGTGCGGTACTCGCCAGAGCAATGCGCAGCATGGCTTAAGAGCGACGTCGGCAAAGCGGCCGTTGGCGTCGGTGACTGCGTTGATGCGCCGCTCAAGGTCTACGAATGGGCCGCGTTTACGTCGCTGGCCTACAACATCGGTGTGAGCAAGTTCTGCAAGTCAAGCATTGCACGCAAGGCCAACGTTCACGACATGCCAGGCGCATGCGCGGCGATCGACCTTTATGTGTATGCCGGTGGCCGCCGAGTAGAGGGCTTGGTGAGGCGCCGCGCTGCGGAACGGGCTATGTGCGAGGGCAGGGCATGACGAAGTTTCGAAAGAAGCCAGTGGTGATTGAGGCGTGGCAATGGAACGGCTTGCCTGATCTTGGCGTTGTCCCCGATTGGCTGTCGGAAGCACTGTACCTGCCGGATTTCCCGCTCAAGGAAAATCAGGTATCGCGTGCCGGTGACAAGCTCAAGATCGGAACGCTTGAGGGTGTGATGGAAGCGAGCGCCGGCGACTGGATCATCAAGGGCGTGAAGGGCGAGCTATACCCGTGCAAGCCCGACATCTTCGCGGCCACCTACGACTCGGTGGAATGACCATGTACACGCACCGCATGAAGTGGTGGGCATGGCTAGCGCTGAAGATCGTGTCGATGCATCGGCGCGTGTCGGGTCAGACGAGCTTTGACCGCGTCGTCGAGTTTTGCTTGAGCAAGGGGTTCACGCCGAAATGATCGACGCGATCAAGCCTTACTGGCTGGAAATCAAGTTCTTCGCCGCGGTAATCCTGCTGACGCTGGCATTCATCGCCGGCGGCCATGTGCGATCGACGCGCGACGCCGTGACGCTGGCCACCTACAAGGCCACGGCAGCTCAGGCCGCAGTGAACGCACAGGCAAAGCTCCAGGCTGACCACACGGCTATGGAGAACAAGTTCCAGGCGCTAAACGCCAAATACGAGGCTGCGACCCATGCGAAAGCTCCCGATGTCGCTGGCTCTGTCAGCGCTGGTATCACTGGCGGCACTCTCAGGTTGCGCGACGCCGAAGTGTGCGCCGCAGATCGTCAAGCCGCCGCCGCTACCGCCCGTTCCCGCGCCGCTGATGCAGCCGCCACCCAAGCCCTTGCAGACCGCGTCGCACATTCGATCGCTTCTGTTCGAGCAGGTGACGAGGCCGACAAGCGCGAGCACGACCTCGGCGAGCAAGTGACGGCACTCCAAGGCATCTTGGAAGCCGAACGGAAGTAAGTCATGGCCAAGAGCAGCACCACCTTCGAAAAGGGCAAATCCGGCAACCCTGGCGGGCGCTCGCCGCGCATAGGGCCCAATGGCGAGACGGCGGCGCAGCTTGCACGTAAGCACACGGTCGAGGCCATTGAATGCCTGGTCGAAGTGACCAACGACAAGCGAGCCATGGCTATTGCGCGCGTGTCCGCAGCCAACGCACTGCTTGACCGTGGCTGGGGCAAGCCCACCGAGTACGTCGAGGCCAATGTCACGACCGACAGCGTGCCCGTGATCCAGATCATCCGTTGTCCGGCCGATGCCTCGAATTGAATTAACGGATCCGCAGTTCGAGTTTGTCACCGCAGAAGAGCAGTTCCCAGCCATGGTGGCCGGCTTTGGTAGCGGCAAGACGCACGCGGCCATTGTCCGTGCGCTGACCAAGAAGCTGCAGTACCCGCGCCAGAGCGTGGCGTACTACCTGCCGACCTATGACCTGGTGCGCCGCATTGCGTTTCCGCGCATCAGCGAGCAGCTGGAGCAGCTTGGCCTCAAGTTCGCCACGAACAAGGCGGACAACATCATCTCCGTGCAGGATGCTGGCGACATCATCCTGCGCACGATGGACACCCCCGAGCGCATCATTGGCTACGAGGTGGCCGATTCGATCGCCGATGAGCTGGACACGCTCAAGGAAGATCAGGCTCGCGCGGTGTGGGTCAAGATCATCTCGCGCAACCGTCAGAAGAAGCCGGACGGCGGCCTGAACACGGTGGCCGTGGCCACCACGCCGGAAGGCTTCCGGTTCGTCTACGACCGCTGGCACCGCAACCCGGCGCCAGGCTATCGGATCATCAAGGCGTCGACGCTCAGCAATGCGCGGAACCTGCCGGCGGGCTACATCGACAGCCTGCGCGCGTCGTATCCGTCGAACCTGCTTGCCGCGTACCTGGATGGTGAGTTCGTCAACCTCGTGGCCGGCTCGGTCTATCCCGAGTTCGATCGCGTGAAGAACGCCAGCGCTGAGACCATCAAGCAAGGCGACGCGCTGCACATCGGCATGGACTTCAACGTCGGCAAGATGTCAGCGGTGGTGCATGTGCTTCGTGGCGATCAGCCGCACGCGGTCAAGGAATACACGAAGGTGCTGGACACGCCGGCCATGTGCGCGCTGCTGAAGCGCGAGCATCAGGGCCACTCCATCATGGTCTACCCCGACGCCAGCGGTCAGGCGCGCAAGTCGAACAACGCCAGCGAGTCGGATCACGCGATCCTTCGCACGGCCGGGTTCAGCGTGCGAGTGAATGCCACCAACCCGCGCGTCAAAGACCGCGTGTTGTCGGTCAACGCCATGATCCACAAGGACGGCGCGCGGCGCTACCTGGTGAACCCCGAGCTCTGCCCCGAGCTGGTCGAGTCGCTCGAAAAGCAAGCCTACGACAAGAACGGCGAGCCGGATAAAGCCGGCGGCCTGGATCACGTCATGGACGCGGCCGGCTACTTCGTCGTCTACCGATACCCCATTCAGCACCGCATCGCTGTGGTGCAGCCTCTCAGGATCTAAGCATGCCCATTGCCGTTAATGCCTGCCACGAGGACATCCTTGCCCTGCGTCGGCAATGGCTGCTCATCAATGCCCTGATGGGCGGAACGCACGCCATGCGCGGGCAGGGTGAAGTCCTTCTCCCGAAGTGGCCAGCCGAGGACAACGAGGCATACAAGTCGCGCCTGAACACGGCGACACTGTTTCCCGCGTACAACCGCACGGTTGGCGTCATGTCGGGCAAGCCGTTCGCCAAGCCGTTGACACTGAAGGACGTGCCGGCACAGATCGAAGAGTGGTGCCAGGACATCGACCTGCAGGGTGTCAGCCTGCATAGCTTCTCGGCCGAGATGTTCGAAGAGGTCGTATCGCGCGGACTGGCCGGCATCCTGGTCGAGTACCCGACGACGCCGGCCGCTGACGGCGAAACGCAGACCGTGGCGCAAGTGCAGGCCTCCGGCGCGCGACCTTACCTTGTGCGCGTGAAGCACAACCAAATTCTTGGCTGGAAGTCGCAAATGGTTGGCGGCCGCATGAAGCTGACCCAGCTACGGCTTCTGGAAACGGTCGAAGAGGATGACGGTGTCTACGGCACGGTTCGAATTGAGCAGGTGCGAGTGCTCACGCCCGGCGGCTGGGAGCTTCACCGTGTTGCCGGCCAGAATGGCACGTGGAGCCTGTTCCAAAGCGGAACGACCACGCTGAAGGACATTCCATACGTGCCGCTGTATGGCGAGCGCCTGGCCTTCATGATGGGCTGGCCGCCGATGCTGGACCTGGCCTACCTCAACACGAAGCACTGGCAGAGCCAGAGCGACCAAGACACGATCCTGCACGTGGCGCGCGTGCCCATCCTTGCCATGATAGGGGCAGACGACCAGACGCAGTTGACCGTCGGCGGCGCATCCGCCGTCAAGCTTCCAATAGGCGCAGAGATGAAGTTCGTAGAGCACACTGGAGCGGCCATTGAGGCGGGCGCCAATGCGCTTCTCGCTCTTGAAGAGCAGATGATTCAGACCGGCGCGGAATTGCTGGTCAAGAAGCCGGGATCGCGCACCGCGACCGAGACGGCCACGGATGCCGAGGCCAACAAATCGGATCTGCAGCGCATTGCCGAGAACTTCGAGGATGGCATCGACCAGGCCCTGTACTTCATGGGTCAGTACGCCGGCATCGCCAAGACGGGCACGGCCACGCTATTCAGCGATTACGGCGCAGCCACGCTGTCCGATGCCAGCGCAACGCTGATCAAGGATCTCGCCATGGGCGGCCTGATCACGAAGGAAACGGCTCTGCAGGAACTGCAGCGTCGCGGTGTCCTGGGTGCCGACGTGGACCCGGCAACCGAGGTTGCCAATGCTGAGGCCGAAGGCCCAGCGCTCGGCACGCTGGGACTGAACCCGGAAGTGTCGGCGGCGACCAATGTCAACGGCTAACGCGGTCCTGCAAGACTGGGCGATCAACCACGAGCACGACCTACGGCAGTTCGCCACCGGCGTCCAGCAGCGCATGATCGCCGTGCTCAACCGCACGGATGCTCGCCTGATGGCGCAGCTGACCGAAGCGCTCATGCAGATGGACCGCGAGAGCTTCACGGTAAAGCGCCTGGACGCGCTGCTTGATTCGGTCCGCGCACTGAACAAGCAGGCCTATGACGCGGTGCTGGCCGATTTGCAGCCCGAGATGAAAGGCTTGGCCGGCGTCGAGTCCAAGGCTCAGCTGGCCGGCTTGCGCGCGGCAGTGCCAGCGCAGGTAATGGTGCAGTTTCCTGTTGCCGGCGTGTCGGCCAGTCAGGTCTACGCCACCGCCTTGTCGCGGCCTTTCCAGGGCCGATTGCTCAAGGATTGGGCCGCCAACCTAGAATCATCGCGCCTGACGCAGATCCGAAACGCCGTGCGCGCGGGCTTCGTCGAAGGCCAGACCACGGCGGACATCATCAAGACCATTCGCGGCACGCGTGCGCTGCGCTACAGCGATGGCATCCTGGAACGCCCGCGCCGCGAGCTTGCCGCTGTGGTACAAACCGCGCTGAGCCATACGGCTCAGACCGCGAGGCAGGCCATGACGGACGCGAACGCCGACTTGGTGAAGGCTGTGCAGTGGGTGTCAACGCTGGACAGCAAGACCAGCCCCATGTGCCGGATACGTGACGGGCTGAAATACACCGCGGACGATCACAAGCCGATTGGGCACAGCATCCCGTGGGGCGAAGGCCCGGGCCGGTTGCACTTCAACTGCCGGTCTGTGTCCGTACCCGTTCTCAAGTCGTGGCGCGAGCTAGGCATCGACATAGACGAGATGTCGCCGGGCACGCGCGCGTCCATGGATGGCCAGGTGCCGGCTGATCAGACCTATGCAGAGTGGTTTGCCAAGCAGTCAGCCGAACGCCAGGACGAGATACTCGGGCCGGAGCGCGCCAAGCTGTATCGCTCTGGCAAGGTGTCGTTCTCGCAGTTCTATTCGCCCAACGGCAAGTATCTGACGCTTGAACAACTTGAGGCCAAGACGGGAGCTTGACAAGCGCACCGGTCACTCTGCAAGCATTGGTCACGATGGGATCGCTTCGCATCATTCAAGGTACGCCGCCACCGGACACACCGGCCGAGCGGGTGCGCCAGAAGATGCGAGACAGCCGCGCGAAGTACAAGCCGTCGTGCAGTAGTTGCGGCGGCCATGAATACATCACCTCGCGCCATGGCGATGTCCACACCAAGCTTTGCGTTATCTGCCTGACTCATGGGCGGCGGCGCGAGATGACCTAAGAGATTCCACGCTGGCAGGATGATGTGCGCCGGGGCCGTAAGGCGTCGGAATTGCAGCCAGCACCATTCAACAGAGCCCCGCCGAGCGGGGCTTTTTTATTGGCCAGTGGCCAGCCACACGTCCAGAGGACACAACCACCGTGAGTGAAATCGACCTGACTGCACCAGAGGTGCAGGCGGCAATCACTGCTGCCGTTGAGAAAGCCACCGCTCCGCTGGTCGCTAAGCGCGACGAATTGCTGGGCGAGGTCAAGAAGCTTCGCAAGAACTCCGAAATCGACCCGGCCGACCTGGAAAAGGTCGAGTCCGAGCGTGATCAGTTCAAGGCGCAGCTCGCCGAAGCCAACAAGAGCCTGGGTAAGGCAACCAAAGATCTGGACGCCGCTACCAAGCGCGCAGAACAGGCCGAGGGTGCGTCGACCAGCCTACTTGTTGAGAACGGCCTCAACGACGCGCTGACGAAGGCTGGCGTCACCAATCCGGTTCACCAGAAGGCCGCCAAGGCCATGCTAGCTGGACAGGTTCAGATCGTGGCCGACGGCGAAAGCCGCGTGGCAAAGGTCGGTGACAAGGCACTCGGCGAATTCATCACGGAATGGGCGGGCAGCGACGAGGGCAAGCACTTCGTAGCGGCCACGCCGGCGAGTGGCGGCGGTGCCCATGGCGGCAACCGCGGCGCATCCAATCAGACGGGCAACTTGGGCGGGACGCGCGCAGAGCGCACCGCAGCCATAGCTGCCCGTTTCCCCGATCTTCCGAAGTAAAGGAAACAAGTCATGTCTCTCTCTCAGCAGGTTGTTTTCAACGAATATGTTCTGCCGGCGACCATCGAGACGCTCGCGCAGCTCGTCGACAAGTTCAACGACGCTTCCGGTGGCGCGATCCGTCTCACCACCGACGGCTTCACGGGCGACTTCCTGCAGGAATCGTTCTTCTCGGCGATCAGTGGCGCCCAGCGCCGCGTGAACCGCTACGCCGCTCAGGCCACTGTCACGCCCACCGACCTGACGCAGATCAAGCAGTCAAGCGTCAAGGTGGCTGGTGGCTTCGGCCCGATCCGCTTTGAGCCGTCGCAGCTGACCTGGCTGGACCAGCCGACCGCGCAGGGCATCGAGGTCGCATCGCGCAACTTCGCTGAAATCCTGATGCAGGACCAGCTGAACACCGCCATTGCCGCGCTTGTGGCCGCGATCAGCAATCAAGGCACTGCCACCAACGACGTGTCGGCCACGCTTGGCATCGACTACGGCGCCATGAACTCCGCGCATGCGCTGTTCGGCGACCGCAGCTCCAGCCTGGTTGCGCAGGTGATGAACGGCACGATGTTCCACAAGCTGATCGGCCAGAACATCGCCAACGGCGCCAAGCTGTTTGTCGCCGCCAATGTTCAGGTGGTCGACGTGCTTGGTCGTCCGGTGATCGTGACCGATGCCCCGGCCCTGTACGCCACGGGCACGCCGAACAAGCTGAAGGTGCTTTCGCTCGCCGACTCGGCCGCGATTGTCCACGACGCTGGCGATGTGATCTCCAACGTCCAGACCGTCAATGGCCAGTCCCGCATCGAGACCAGCATGCAGGTGGATTACACCTTCGGCCTGGGTCTCAAGGGTTACACCTGGGACGAGACCAACGGCGGCAAGTCCCCGACCGACGCCGCGCTGGCGACCGGTTCGAACTGGGACAAGACGGCGAGCGACATCAAGAACACCGCTGGTGTGATCACCATCGGCGACGCGAGCAAGTAATCGAGCGAGGGGCTGGGAAACCGGCCCCTTTCTTGTGGAGGATCGCATGAAGGAAAAGCCCATTCATTACGAGCCGCATCCGGTGTCGCCGGAGCGGAAGGCCGAGCTGGTAGCGCAGGGCGTGCAGATCGTTGACGCCATCTTTGCGCCGCCGGGCGAAGCCGTTGAAGTGCCGGTTGAGCAGCCGCGTGCTCGCACGCTGTCCATGAAGAAGGCGGCTGACGCGTGACCATCATTGTCGAGGACGGCACGGGCGTCACTGGCGCCGAGGCCTACATCTCGGTATCCGATGCTGACGCGTACTTCGTTGCGCGCAGCAACACGGCCTGGGCTGCACTCGACACGCCGACCAAGGAATCGTGCCTGCGAAAGGGTTGCGACTACCTGGAAGGCATCTACAAGTGGAAGGGCATGCGCGCCACGAGCACGCAGACCCTGAGCTGGCCCCGCCAGTGCGTTGTCGTCGATGGCGTTTCAGTGTCTTCGGATGCTGTGCCTGTAGCGGTGTCGCGCGCCAATGCTGAACTAGCCCTGCGCGCGTCCGCTGGCGAACTTGCCGCGGATGAAAGCACGCAGGTCACGCGCGAGACGGTTGGCCCTATCACGGTCGAGTATCAGGCTGGTGCACGTCAGAACCCGCGTTATGTGTCGATCGACGCCATGCTTGCCGCGTACACGATGGGCGGCGGCCAGGTTGCGGTGGTGCGGGCGTGAGCTTCAACTACCCAAACACCGCCGCCACAGCCACGCGCCTCCTGCAACGCTTTGGCGCCGCGTGCGCGATCAAGAGGCGGGGGCCGGAAGTCTACGACCCGGCGACAGGCGCGACCGCTCCAAGCTACACCAGCCTGCCAACCACGGCGACTGTCTTTGCCATGCCGCAGAAGTACATCGACGGCACGCTGATCCTGCAGGGCGATCAGCAGGCGTTTTGCGCGCCTGCGGTCGAGCCAAAGCAGGGTGATGCTTTCGACTGGCAGGGCAAGACATACGCCGTCATCTCGGTGAAGCCTGTATCGCCCGCTGGCGTGCCAGTTCTGTTCGAGGCGCAGCTACGTGGCTGACAACAAGCAGTTTGCTCTTTCGATTGCTGCGTTTGCGGCAAAGGCGCCGGAAATGGCGCGCGAAGTGGCACGTAAAGCAAGCATTGATCTTCTAACAAACATTGTGTTGCGCACCCCTGTAGGAAACCCGGATGTTTGGAAAGTAAACCGCGAGTCGATCTATGCGCGGTCAATGACAAACAGTTTCGTTGACCGCATCAACTCGGACACCTTGAGCAATCCAAACAACCGCACAGCCACAGGCAAGCTAAAGAAAGGCGTCCGGGCAACTCTGCTTAAGCGGGCGACGAAGAAGGAACTGCGTGAAGCAAATCCGATCAAGGCTCCCGAGGGGTACGTTGGTGGGCGGCTGCGAGCCAATTGGGCTGTAACAATCAATTACGCAACAACTCGCACCGAGGACAGTCCAGACCCATCGGGCAATGCGACGATTTCGGCCGGTGCCGACGTCATCGGATCATGGGATGCCGAGGGATCTCTGTTCATGACCAACAACCTGCCTTACGCGATCCCTGTCGAGTATGGGCACAGCGGAGTTCAGGCCCCCTCGGGAATGGTTCGAATTTCTGCCACTGAGTTCACCGCATACATCAACAAAGCTGTCGCGGAGCTTCCCAAGTGAGCAACAAGCTCTGCCGGCGCGCCATCGAGACGCGGCTCACCGCGTGGGCAGCCGCGCGCGCGCCTGCGTTGCCGATCGCTTACGAGAACGTGCCGTTCAATGCTCCTGCCGGCGCGTACCTGCGCGGCTTCCTATTGCCCGCCAGGACGGCCAGCGACGACCTTGCCGGCGCGCATCGCGAATACAGCGGTGTCTACCAGGTCAGCGTGGTCGCGCCGATCAACGCCGGCCCCGGTGCCGCAGAAGGGATCGCCGACGAACTGGCGGCCTTGTTCCCGCTCAACCAGCGCCTGACCGTTGCGGGCCTCGTGCTGCAGATCATCACCCCCGTCACTGCCGCGCAAGGCGCGCAGGACGTCACGTCTTTCATCGTGCCGGTCAGCTTCGGCTATCGAGCCGACACCACGTAATCGCGCGATGAGCGCAGCAAACGGCCCCGCAAGGGGCTTTTTTTATGCCCGCTCGCCGGGCTTCTTCCTCTGAGGAACCCACATGGCAATCACTCTTCCCAATGGCGCGCTGGTCAACATCGCCAACGGCTACGGCTCGGCTATCGCTGTCACGGGCATCTCCAATGCATCCGAAGCGGTGTTCACCGCCGCCAACACGTTCGCCACGGGCGACTACGTCGAGGTGACCGGCACCGGCTGGTCGCGCCTAAACGACAAGGTCGTGCGCGTGAAGTCCGCCACGTCGACCACTTTTGTGGCCGAGGCGTACGACACGTCGAGCACGTCGATCTATCCGGCGGGCGGCGGCAACGTAGGCTCGGTGCGCAAGGTCACCGGCTTCACGCAGCTGTCGCAGATCCTCACCACCACGTCGAGCGGTGGCGATCAGCAGTTCCTGACCTACCAGCTCCTGGAAGCGGACGCACAGAAGAACATCCCGACGTTCAAGACCCCGTCGGTGATCACCCTGGAAGTGGCGGACGACCCGAGCCTGGCCGGCTACATCTTGGCCAAGGCGGCCAACGATGACCGCCTGCCCCGTGCCATCCAGATCGCTCTGCCGAACGGCGCAAAGCTGCTCTACAACTCGTACGTGAGCCTGTCGCCGGCGCCGTCGCTGACGGTGAACACGATCATGAGCGTGCAGGTCACGTTCTCGAACAAGAACGAGCCGGTGCGCTACGCCTCTTAAGGGCGATCCCCTACAGCCCCCGGTAGCTCCGGGGGCTTCTTTTTCATAAGGACGAGAACATGGCAAAGCTGAAGCTTTCACCCGATCCGACGTTTACGGCTGCGGTTGGCATTCCGGTGCACGGCACAGACCCTGCGCAGGTGTCATTCACCTTCAAGCACCGCGACCGGCCAGGCGTTCAGGCGTGGATGGAAGAAGTTGCCAACAAGACGGACGCAGAGGTTGTTTCATCGTGCGTAACCGGATGGGAGCTTGAAGACGAGTTCACGCCGGAGAACGTCAAGCGTCTCTGCGACAACTATGGCGGCGCGGGCATGGCCATTTTCTCGGCCTACCTCGACGAGCTCCGGGGAGCCCGCGCAAAAAACTGAAGGCGGTCGCGCGTGCGATCTATGAGAAGGGTCATGACGCGGCGGAACTCGCCTCGTTCGGCCTCACGCTCGAAGATTTTGACGACGCGGCCGTATCTGTCTGGCCGGATAACTTGCCGGCTTGCAACGTGTTTATCGCCATGGCAACGCAATGGCGAACCGGCGCGATCGGCGCAACCGGGCTTGACTATGGAGCCCTGCCAGCTGTTTTCCGGTTGGTAGGCGTGCCGCGCGCGAAATGGCCTGACACCTTCGAGTGTCTCCGCGTAATGGAGAGTGAGGCGATGAAGGTGATGGGAGAGAATCGTGGCTGATATCGCAAGCCTTGGCATCAGGGTTACGACAGACGGCGTCCAGCAGGCTGCGGACAGCTTGGACAAGATGGCGGCTAGTGGCGAGCGCGCTGCTGCGGCTGCTCCGAAAGTTGCCAAGTCAGCCTCGGATGCCGCAAAGGCCTTTGATAAAGAGGCGGATTCGCTCGCAGCACTCATCAGCAAGATGGACCCTGCTGCGCGAAAGCTTGACGATATCGCTTCGGCGCAGGCGCGCTTGAACGCACTACAGAAGAATGGTGGAATCAGCTCGGCTGGCTTTAGCGAGCTGCAGTCCGCGCTTGACGCTGCGAAGAAGAAGATTGAAGGAACGAGTGATTCAGTCCACAGCTTCACGCTGAACAATGCTAATGCTCGCCGCGAACTAGGCCTTCTCGCCAAAGACATCGCAACGGGTAACTGGGGCCGATTCCAGCAGTCGTTTGCGACACTCGCCGGTCAGTCGGGCGCCCTTGGCGCTGTATTCAGTGCCACGGGCCTAGCTATTGCAGCGCTTGCTGCACCTCTGGCTCTCATCACCGTCGGTGCAATCAAGGGCTATACCGAGGTCGATAAACTACGCTCTTCGCTGATCGCAACGGACGACGCGGCAGGCAATAGTGCATCGGCGCTTGATCATATGGCCTCATCCGTAGGCGAGGCCACGGGGAAATGGGGTGACGCTCGCAGGGCCGTCGAACTCTTCACGGCATCCGGCAAGGTTTCTGGGGCTGGCATCAGCGGGCTTGCTAAAGAAGCCGTGGACATGGCCACGGTGACGGGCGAGAGCATCGACAAAACCGTCGCCAAGATTATCGAGTTGGGCGAGAAGCCTGCCGAGACGATCGCCAAGCTCAATGAGACATACCATGTCCTGACAGCGGCTCAGTACGCGCATATTGCAGCGCTCGAAGAAGAGGGTCGAGTTTCCGATGCCGCCCGCCTAGCTAATGCCACGCTCAGCGACGAGATGGCCAAGCGAGCCAAAGAAGTCGAAGACAACTCTGGCTGGATCGTAAAATCAGCGCACGCGGTGCGTGACGCATGGGATGAAGCGTGGGACGCGATAAAGCACGTTGGAAAGCCAGACTCGCTTACTGACCAGGTGAACGAGGTTCAGGGCAAGATCGATGCCTTGATGCACCCGCAACCAAAGACCGATCGGCAGGGTAATCTTGTTCAGAGTAATGCATCGGGCGCTGACGCCAGCGACCCGCGTGTCGTCGCCCTGCAAAACCAATTGGCCGACCTTCGCAAGAAGCAGTTCGATAGCGGCCTTGCGGACGTCAATAGTTCTCTCAGCGACCAAGCTGATGCCGACTCTATCGCATCTCAGCAGCGCCTTGGGAAATTCGCGACGCCTCAGCAGAAGCTTGACGACACCCTCAAGAAAGCCAACATAGATCGGCTTCGCGCGCTCACTGGCGTGGTCGACCCCAATGATCGCGCGAGAATCCAGGACGAATACAACGAGCAGGTCAGGCAGGCGAAGGATGCCTACAACGCCACGCTGAAGAAGCGTGACGGCGGCGCAAACAATGCCGATGAGAGTGCACAGTCAAATGCCTTCAAGGCCAACCTGGCATCTATCGTCGATGCCTACAAGAACGGGCAGGCCCAACTCGATGCAGCGCGCAAGGCCGGCACGCTCTCTGATGAGGACTACTACAAGCAAGCCAATGACTTGCTGTGGAAGAACGAGGGCGATCAAGTAACGGCGATTCAGGCCGAAATAAACCGCCTTCAGACACGTAAGGCGATCGGCGCAGAGCGCATCAGGCTCGATGGACAGATCAACCAGCTGGAGGCGCAGGCCGCTAAAGTCGAGGCCGACGCAGTCAGCAAGAGTGACGTTCTAGCCACCCAAGAGAAAGCGGGCTACGAGAAGCGGCAGCAGGCCATCGATGCTTATACGCAATCCCTTGACAAGGCCAATCAGGCAATACGGCGACAAGTGGATGCCGAAGTCGCGCGCGTGGGCATGGGTGAAAAGGAATACGAGCGTCAGCAGGCCATCAATAAGGCCTATCAGGATCAGGCAGACAAAGAACAGGAGCTTGCTCTTAAGCTTCAGGCCGGTAGCCGGGGTGAGACTGGCGGCATCGACCAGCGCCAGTACGATGCTGACGTGGCCGCCCTTCAGGCGGCGACAGATAAGCGAGTACAGATACTGCAAGACGGCTACGCGCAGATGGATGCAGCGCAGTCCGACTGGATGAACGGCGCCAAGAAGGCCTTCGCCAACTATGCGGACAATGCCAGCAACATCGCCGGCCAGGTGCAAGGTGTGTTCACTGATGCCTTCAATGGCTTGGCGGATGCCTTCGCAACTTTCGCCACGACAGGCAAGGCGAATTTCAAGGACCTGGCCACATCGATCATCGCGGACCTGATTCGCATCGAGACTCGCATCGCTATCTCGAAGGCGCTGCAGTCGATGTTCGGTGGCGGCCAGATGACGGACGGTCAGCAGTCGCAGCTTGCCAGCGGTGCCAGCGACTTCATCGACTCGGTAATCGCCAGCGCCAAGGGAAACGTGTTCACGTCGCCCGCGTTGTCTGCATACTCAGGCACAGTCGTTGACAAGCCCACCATGTTCGCGTTTGCTAAGGGTGCGGGACTCATGGGTGAAGCGGGCCCTGAAGCGATCCTCCCTCTGACTCGCGGCCCCGACGGCAAGCTGGGCGTAACGGCCAGCTCGCAAAGCTCCGGCAGTAAGAGCGGCCCCGTCTCGATCAATCAGAACATCATCGTGCAGGGTCGCATGGACCGCCGCACGTCTCAGCAGATTGCCACGCAAAGCGCGCGCGAACAGCGTATGGCGCAGTCGAGGAACGGATGACCACGGGATTCATCAACAAGCGCTTATCGCTGAGCGTTGAGTCCGGCTTTGTCGGTGGCCCTGAGTGGAGCACCGACATCAAGCAGACCAGCGGTGGCCGGGAGGTGCGAAACAGGCTGTGGCAGTTCCCGAAGCACCGCTATACGGCGAGCCTGACCGTATTCACGCCAGCCAATATCCAGGAGCTTCGCTCGCTGTTCTACGCGTGCGCTGGCCAGTGGGGCGTGTTCCGATTCCGCGACATGATGGACTACGTGGCCACAGGCGAGATCCTCGCCGTGTCATTTGGGTCGAAGACACCTGTCCAGCTCATCAAGACCTACACCTTCGGCGACCAGTCGTTCTCACGGCAGATTCAGGCGCCGGTGTCAGGTGCGGCGACCGTGTTTGACGCCGATGGCGTTACACCGATTTTTGGCAGCATGGACTACACGACAGGACTATTCACGCCGGCCGACCCGTGGCCGCATGCGACCGCTTTTTGGTCGGGCCAGTTCGATGTGTGGGTGCGCTTCGTCTCGGACTACGGCGCGCTCACAGCGGTCACGCTCAACGCGATGACGGCCGATATTGAGCTGCTTGAGGTGGCGGTTTAATGCGCGCCATCTCCAGCCAGCTCAAGGCGCACCTTCAAGGATCCTCGACCAGTGTTTGCTACTTGCTCAAGGTAACGCCTGTGTCTGGCGCGGCTTTGTTTGGCATCACGACGCTTGACCACGACGTGACCTATGACGACGGGTCGGGGCCGCTGACGTATCGCGCCAAGCGAGGCTACACATCGTTTGACGTGCAAACCCGAGCAGACCTATCGGTAGACAACTCGCAGGCCAAGGGGTTGCTGGCCGAGTATCCGGCCGACGGCGTGACGGCTGACGGGATCGCGGCCGGATGGTACGACTCGGCCGGGTTCATCCAATACCTCGTCAACTACAACGACCTGACCATGGGTCACATAATCGTCAATAGTGGTCAGGTGGGGCAGGTGCAGAACCTGGACGACTTGACCATGTCCATGGAGATGCGTTCGCTCACCCAGATCTGCAAGCAGAACAATCTCCTTGAGCTGACGTCCATCACATGTCGCGCCGATTTTGGCGATACGCGATGCAAGAAGGCCTACAAGTGGTGGCAGTCGACCGTGACCGCCGTAGGCGCCGAGCCAGACCGCACGTTTCAGGTTGATTCGTTTCGCAGCGTTCAGGTCAATACATCGTTCTTCTTAGGCGATGGCTCCACGAAAACAGCGCAGCTGAAGGACGAAACTGGCGCAACTGTATCGGCCAACTTCAGCGTCACGTCGATCACCAAGAATGGCGTTGGCCTCGTACCTGGAGCCGATTTCACAGTCAGCCCGTCTGGCGTGGTGACCTTCACGACGGCGCCGGCCATTCAGGCGATTTTGCTCTGGAACGGCAACTATGCGCTTTCGCCGGCCGGCACGGGTGCGGGCACGATAACCAATGTGCTCACGGGTGTTGGTGACGGAACGACCAAGAACTATCAGTTGCTCGACACGGTAGGAAACCCCGTCACAAGTGGCTTCTCGGTCTCGCATATTCGCCTTGATGGCGTGACCACCACTGCATTCAGCATCAGCGGTGCAGGCGTTGTCACGTTCACCACTGCGCCACTCAATGGCCAGGAAATTCGCTGGGACGGATCCATTACACTGTCACCGGATGGGTACTTCGCGCCCGGCGTTGGTCAGTTCCTATCCGGTGACAACATCACCCGAAGCTTTGAGGTTGAATCGTTCGCCTCAGCCACGAACACCGTGACGCTTTCCATTCCCCTTTACCTCGACGTGCAGATCGGCGATGTCCTGCAGATCCGCCAGGACTGCGACAAGTCGTGGACGATGTGCACGGGCCGCTATGCGAACGGCAACAACTTCCGCGGGGAGAAGGATCTGCCGCGCGCGGACTCGAACGACTTGATGGCCCCGAGCCAGACATGACGACTCGAGCCATTGGGCCTTTGCTTACCGATGACGAGCGGCAGGCATTCATCGAGTGCGCGCGTTCTCACGTAGCAGCGCGCACGATTTGGCGTCATCAAGGGCGCAGTGCACGGGGTCTTGATTGCGGCGGCCTGATTGCAGTCGCTCTAGCCGCAGCTGGGCGAACCGTGGCTGATGCGTTGGCCTATGGCCGCCGGCCGTACCGAAAGATGCTAGAGGCGACGCTTGAGGCGAACTTCGGCGCCCCACTGGAAAAGTCGTCACTCAAGCCAGGTGACATCGCCCTGATGCGATTCTCGGATAGCCAGCAGTGCTCGCACGTCGGCATCGTCGCAGAACACCCGTCGGGCGGGCTGTCACTGATTCATGCCTTTGCCCAGGTAAAGCGTGTCGTCGAGCACCGCATCGACGCCGAATGGATGAACAACATCGCCGAGGTGTATCGACCGTGAGCGGGCAACAGATTGGCAGCGGCATCGGCCTTATTGTCGGCTCTTACTTTGGCGGCCCTGTTGGCGGAGCCATCGGCAGCGCCATCGGCGGGGCTATCGGCGGATGGATCGATCCGACAGAGGTAACCGGTCCGCATACAGCAGATGGTGGCCGTCAGACTGCTACCGATGGACAGGCGATTCCATGGGTAATGGGTGCCGGCTGGGTGACGGGGACGATCGTTCAGGCCAGTGAGCGGCGCGACAAGAAGGTGCAGGACAGCGGCAAGGGTAGCGGCGAGGTGGTGTCCCATTACGAGGCCCATCAAGACTTCGCCATCCTTATCTGCGAGTCGGACATCAATCGAAACAGCCGCATTGCCGGTGTTCTCATGGTTGAGCAGGACGGCAAGATCGTCTACGACGTTCGCGCCGGTTCGGCCATCTTGAGCGATTCGAACAAGTGGGTTCAGGGCGTTGACTTCTTGTACGGTGACGAGACGCAGCTGCCGCACCCCACGCTTGAGGCCATCACTGGTGCGGGAAACACGTGCGCGTATCGCGGGTGCGCTATCGCCGTGTTCAAGGACTTCAATATCACCAAAGCCGGCGGTCGAATTCCGACCTTCCGATTCTTGGTCGGCGGCACTTCGTACGCAAAGCTTCCCGCACAGGGCGATTGGCGATGGCTGAACACGTCATTGACCGACACCACACACTACTGGGATGTGTCCTACGATGACTCGTCGTGGCGCACCGGTGATGCGCCTTTCGGGAACACCTTTAACCAACCATCCGCAGGAACGAACGCGCACAACTACGATAACCAGTTGGCCGCTGTCATTGGCACATTCACGCCGCTAAATACGCGCACCGTCATTCGCAAATATCTCTACCTTGGCGCTGTCCCGCCGAGCGGTTACCACATGCGTGGATGGCTGGATAACTCCTACATCATGTACGTCAATGGCGTACTTACAGCGCAAAACTCCACCGGTGTTAATGGTCCGGTTGATCGAACCATCTCATCTTCGAATTTCGTGGTTGGCCTAAACATCATTTGCATTCTTTGCGATGACGACGTGGCTACTGGGCCTACCGACGTCAGCTATTTCGACTTCTACCTTGAGCCGCTTAACAGCGAGGTAAACGAGCCGGCGATTGCGCTGTCCTACGTTGTTTCCAATCTCATGACGCGGGGAGGCCTTTCGGAGTCGGACCTAGAGTTGTCGGCATTCGACACGACAATGATCAAGGGCTTCCCACTCGTCAAGCAAATGAGCGCCACTGACGCCGCGTCGCCTTTGCTGGCCTGCTACTTCTGCTACATGAGCGAATGGGATGCTCGGTTGCGTGGCGCCTTCATGGGTGCTGACGTCATTGTCACGTTCGACCCAGGCGATTTGCTCGAATCCAGCGGGGAGGATGACAGCGCCATTCAGTCGACGGTGCGCGCGCAGGCGGTTGACTTCCCGAAAATCATGGTAGGGACGTACTTCGATCCTGCGCAGAACTACATGCCCGTGACCGTCATGCGTTCGCGTCCGGCGGCAGTGGTCAAGGCTACTGGTACAAGCAACTTTGATATCCCCGTTGCCATGGCCGCTAACGACGCCATCCAGGCCGTCGACAAGGGCATGAAGGTTTCCTATGCCCAGCTTGAGGGAACCGTGGAGTTCAGCGCGCCATTCGGTGGCATCGGTGGCGCATACATCGCCCTTTGCCCTGGCGATCCGTTTTTCCTCAAGGGGCGCCGCTACATGATTCAGCAGATCATGATGAGCAACGGATCGCTGGACTTTCAGGGCGTCTACGACCGCCAGAGCGCTTTTACATCGAACGTCCAGGCCATTCCGGGCAATGCGCCCTCTGTCCCGTCGTCGCCATACAGTGGTGCAACGCAGATCATGGCGATGAACTTGCCGTCGCTGCGTCCGCAGGACACCTATGGCCTGTACCTGGCGGCCTCGTCGCCGACCGGTTCGGTGAACTGGCGTGGATGCACGGTAGAAATCAGCTACGACAGTCAGGCGACCTGGCAGGCCGCGACGAGCATTAACGAGGCATCCGTCATGGGCACGCTCGTGGCCAATCAGGTGGCCATTGGTGGCTCCATGTCGGTGCAGGTGAACGGGGATCTGGAAAACGCCACACCTGACCAGCTTGCGGCCAACGGCAACGCCTGGTGCATCATTGCCGACTCCGGGACGGCCGACCTCGGCCAGTTCTCGACCTCGGTCGAGGATCCGTCAACCGCCGGCCTGTACGTGATCTCCGGCGTCGTACAGGGGCAGCGTGGCACGGCCGCGGCAGTTCACTCGATGGGGCAGGCTATCACGATGCTCGATAGCATCTACTTCCTCCCGATCGATACACAGTTCGCTGGGAAAACCCTCTTCCTGCGCGCAACCGGATACGGCGAAACAGTGGACGACGCCACCGTGATCAGCGTTGTCTACAACCCAGACACCAGCGTTATCTACGACGCCGGATCGGTGACCCCATGAGCACTGTTGTTTCAGCTCGCTTCCTCATTCGTCGCGGCACCGCCGCCGATCTCGCCTCAGTCAACGAGATACCCCTGCAGGGTGAGTTCGTTTATGAGCTGGATGAGGGCCTAACAGACGGAAAGTATCGAATCAAGATCGGCGACGGGGTAAGCCACTACAACGCCTTGCCGTACATCTCGCTTGGCGCCGATCAAGTTCGGCAAATCATGCCCGTAGTGACTGGCGATGTACCGCCGGTCCTCGTCTATCTAGACGACGGAAGCCTCGTACACACGGAGATCAATTGAATGACCGCACCCTACACCGGACGTCTCGCTGACTTCCTGCAATGTGGCTTGGCCTCTGCTCGTCCGGCAAGCGTCAACAATTCACCGGGAACGGTTTGCTTCTACCTGGCGACAGACACGGGCGTACTTAGCGTCTGGAATGGCGCGGCCTGGGGGAGCATCTCAGGCTCTGGCGGCATCCCCGATGCGCCGGCAGACGGTTCGCTGTACGGGCGAAAGAACAATACCTGGTCCGCTGTACCTGTGGCGCCCGGCGCAAACTACGCGAAATACCTATGCGCCCTGATGGAGCCTGACGCCATCGAGCCCATGCAGAAGGACACGTTCACTTACACGCTCGGTGCGGCCACCAAGTACGTCATCGCATCCTGGGCGACTCGCATCGGCGCAGCAGGGCGCAGCGAAGTGCGTGACCCTAGCCGACCCATGGCCATTCGAAACATCACGTATACGGGCCTGCAGTCTGGCGCGTGCGCGATCATCATCGATCCGGCACTGGCGACATACACCGATCCGTGGACGACGTACTACCAGCGAAAGCTGGCGATCGACCAGTCGGACGTCAAGACGGTGAGCGTTGTTGGCGGATCACAGCATCAGCCATTCCTTCCGGGCGCTTATGGCGCGATCATCACGCAGGTGACATGCTTCGATGACGCCTGGATCATCTGGCGCATTGGCGGCACGTGGGGACCAAACCTGTCCAACGAAATCAGCGACAGCACGACTCAGCGTGTCGGCAGCGGCCTTTGCCTACCCATCAGCAAGCAGATTGCTGGCGAGATCGAGAGTTCGTCAGCATCGACTTCAGGGCTCGGGTCCGTTTCGTATGTGCTTCTCCCGTCGACGTGGAGCGTCATTGCCGACCCGCTGGCCGGAAGTTACCTGTTTCGCGATGACTTTATGGGTGCGTCGATTGACACGGCGACCAAGTGGAATCGTGTGCAGTCGACCACCGGCAATGTCGAAATCAACACGAACTACCAATGGTGCGCGCTGACCGGCAATAGCACCTGGGGCTCGAACGGCCTTCTCGGTAAGACAGGCTATGCCCGATCGGCCGGTCGCGTATTCATGGTGGACTTCTTTGCCGGACGCAACGGCTATACCAGCGGCCTTGGCATTGTCGGGTGGAGCGACGGCCTCGGCCAGGCTCAGACCAACTTCGCGCACGGCGTCAACTTCGCAGGCAACACGTCCGCAGGCCTGATCAACATTTACGAGAACGGCACCAACCGCGGCACCGTCGGCAGTGGTTGGACCAACGGCAGCATCTATCGCATCCGCATCACGCTGACGTCAGGCGGCGCCGTATACGAGATTCAGGGCGGCAAGGAATACCCAGCGCTTGGCGGCTCAACCTGGACAACGATCACGCCAGGCACTACGTCCAGCGCCACGGCCACACTGTATCCAGCGGCGTCAGCCTGGGCACAGACGTCCTACATCAGCGACGTCAGGGTCTACTGACGCACGGCCCAAAGCTCAATCACATCGCCACCATGGTGGAAGACATTCGACACACGGAGCGCCGCGCCAATAACGCGGCGTTTCAATGAGGCGTGGCCGTTGGTAGGCGCGATCGGCGTCTTGATCTGCTGGATTCGAAACCCAGCTGATTCGACGGCACGTCGAAGGCTCTTCGGCGTGAAGAACTGCGTGTGGTGGACTGAGAAGGCATCGAACTTGTCTTGCCGTCCGCCGGCACGCATGGCGCGGCGTAAGCGATCCGTGTCGTTGTCGAACTGGTGAGGAACCTCGATGCAAACGAGGCCGCCCGGCGTCAAGCGCGCGCGACACCACTTGAGATGCTGGACGGGGTCGGGCATGTGCTCAAGCACGTGGTTCATGTGAATGGCATCGAAGCTTTCAGGGAGCAGGTGATCTTCGTTTGGCGCGTGCAGTCGTATGCCTCGCCCCATGGCGATGGCCCGTGCATCGGCAGACACTTCGATGCCGTGCGCCTTAGCGCCCGCAGACGACGCAGCGGCAACGAAATCGCCCGTGGCGGCGCCGTAATCAAGGAGAGACAGCCCCGGCTTCGCTCCGGTCATCCTCTTGGCGCGATCACGAAAGTGACCGGCGCGCTGTTCGGCGAACAGTGCATATTCGGGCAGGTCGTCCGGCTCAAAATAGAATTCGGCGCTATACAGGCGATCCACGCCCGCAGGACTGGGCCTGGGCGTTAGCCAGCGATGGCGGCATGCATCACATCGCGCCACTCCAAAAGGCTCGCGCAGCGAGAGCAATGCACCCCATCGGGCGTCGGAAGCGCCAGGGGCGTGACACAGCGGGCACGCCGGCACGGACTCGGAACCGGCTTCGCGCAGCGTCGTAAGAAGATCACCCAT